AAAAGCCTCCGATGCTTTCGCACTGAGAGCTCAACAATTTGAATGAATGAAATTCTTCGGGATGCCTTCGGGACGGCTATAGAAAAAACATGGCAAAACGCCAAAGAAAAAAGTAGATTGTTTTGCCAAAAAAGTAGATTTCTTTAGCCGAAAACGAGGCTTTCAATCTACTTTTTGCTGTAATAACACAAAAAAGCCCCCGATGCGTCACGCACCGAGGGATCAACGAGTTCTTTTAATCATGAAACGTTGCGAAGTCAGAACTTGCAGCGGTCATGGTGCCGCATGGTCGGGCGGCGGTGTTGAATTAATTAAACAGTGACCATTTCAATATCCTTGGCAAGTCGGCGCAGACCCGACTTTATTTTCTCCACCTGCTGAGGGCGCGGCTTCGATATGCCACTTGCATAGTGTGAAAGCTGCTTCTGGTTGATGCCCGTTATCGACTGAAGGGCGGAAAACGAGAATATACCACGATAGTAGTCGAGCAACGTAGCCACATCAAAATCGTAGACGAGCCTATACCCACCGTCAAACACCTCTGGGTATGCATCACCGTCTTTACGTCTGCCTTCGAGCCAGAAGTCAATGCTCTCCTGGACATACCCCTTAAAGCCCTCAAGGTCGCCGTCGTAGGCAACGACCCAACCTGGCAGTAAGTCGCAAGCACAACAATAACCGTCAGCAGTACGGGCTGCTTTAATCACAACATCACTCATAATATATATTTTTTATACGTTAGCCTTAAAATAGGTGGCAGCCACGACCGCCACCTTTCTTTGTCGAATATCCAACAAGCGTCTGCTTCGAATGT